CGTTCTCTCCTCACTTTCCCCACCACTGTCAGGAGGTAGTGATGACAATCACGCTTAAAATTGATGACGAAGTAATGCGCCTCATAGACCTTATGAGCGCACAAGAAGCCAATGCCTTTGATGGCGACCCCAATGACACCTATGACAAGATACTCAAAGCTTGCAATTACAACATGGATGTAGTTGCCGAGCATTTTGAACTCGCCTCAAATAATGACGAACCAAGGTTTTAGGGGAGCGACTAATTCTCCTGTGGTCGTAACGAGGCCAGTAAGTCCAGTTGCTGCGTCCTAAAAGCTATAAATGCCAACAACTTTGTCCCCCTAGCAATTCATAGGGCAAGGAAAATTGGTCAAGCTCAGTCGCTTTAAAAAATGCAAAGTAAATTTATAGAAAGCCTCGTATTAATAATAATCATCGGAGAGCATTATGAAAGTAATGGATGGAGACATGATTTCATGCCGTGATTGTAGCGGCAAAGGTTTCAAGTATGTAGAAAGCATTTACCATGAGAGAAGCTCTTGGATGCCTCAAATGATGGTAGATGTAGTTCCCGAAGACTGCGAAACATGCAATGCTAAAGGCATCGTAATTGTTTCCAAGGAGAAGGAAAATGCAAGATGCTAAACAATCTCAGACAAATACGCTTTATCAATCGGAAGACGACATGGCTTGGCTGGTTCGTCACTGTTCACCTCTTCTTTACATTCACACTGCTGCTTATGCTCATTGGTCTAGGCATCAACCCCACACTGCTAGTCAGTGTAATCGGTGCGCCTCTGTGGATCTCAGTAGCTTTCGTATCAAAATTCATCACAGATAAAATAATGGAGGACTAGATGCCTTATTACGCATTAGTAAATGAAAGACATTCAACAGTTGGGCTTGAAACTATTGAGCAAGTTGAGACTATTGTAGCCAAAAGTTTGGAAACAAAAAAATGGCCTCAAGGTGACTCAGGTTATGATGGCACTTGGGACATGGTAGAAATCTACGACATGAAGGTTGAGTCCAATGGTAAGCGCAAGCTTGTTAAGAAATACTTCGCCAAAGATGGTGAGGTTAAACTTGCTGATGATTCTGCCTCATTAATTCATACACATGCAAAAGACGACATTTACAAGATGTTTGGAATAAGCAATGTGTATGATCGCATGCAAGATCCAGAAAAGGTTTTTGTAGACATTTCAGTCATCAAAAATCCATCAACATCAGACGATAGTTCTTTTGCTATGAAATACGAAAGCAACTACCTTGCCGAAGATGGAAGCGAAGATGCAGAAGAAAAGACAATCTCTCGCATTTTAGACCACAGAATGTTTGACACAATCATTGAAGCTGTCAGCAAAAGTTTCCTTGAAAACCAATGCGATGGGCAAAATGTCCTCAAAGTAGAATATGGCGTTAGAGGCGAAAGCATTATGGAGGAGGATACATATGTCCAAGGATGGATTTTCAACAAAAAGGGACAACTTGTTGAGCAACATGGATATCCAAGGAAGGGGTTTTAAATGTCAGATCCTTATTACAGAAGCGACTGCGTCCTGACAATTGACAAACTTGAGTTCGACAACACAGACCCAGAATGGGTTACAGTCAGATTCAAGCAAAATGGAAACACAGTTCACACAGTTCATGTGTCACCAGATGAAGACAGAAAATTTGATTTCTTTAACAAAATAGAGTTCGGAGATCGTTACATACTAATGGAGAGCATATATGCTTCAAATACCGTTAAATCAGCTTAAACATGCCAAAGACAATGTTCGCAAAGTCAAATCATCATCCCAAAGCCTAAATGCACTAGCAGCCTCTATCGAATCACAGGGGCTGCTGCACAACCTTGTCATCCGCAAAAATGGCAAGGGTTATGAGGTCATTGATGGCAATCGCCGCCTTGAGGCACTCAAGAAAATCTATGGCAAAGAAGCTGCCAATGAGATCAACTGCATTGAGATCACAGAGAGTGACAATGAGGTAGGTCTTCATGCCAACATGATGCGTGAAGACATGCACCCGCTTGACGAATGTGATGTTATCCACGCTCTTTGTGCAGATGGTGAAGAAGACTTCGACTCTGTAGGCAAACGCTTTGGTCAAACAAATCAATGGGTTAAGCAACGCATTGCACTGTCGGAGCTATCTGACAAAGCCAAAGAGATGTTCCGTAACTATGAGTTTGGCATTGGCGTTGCCAGTGCATTGACTCTTGGTTCACATGAACAACAAGACCACTTCCTAGAAGAACATAAAGGCAGAGAGATTCACGTCCTATGGGTCAAGCAAGCTATGACTCAAAAGAAAGTGCCTACATCTGCTGCGCTGTTTGACATCACCAACCCATCGCCTCAGGTCATTGCTGACTTGGGCATCGAGTCTGATTTGTTTAGTGAAGAAAGCTTCATAACAGACTTACAAAAGTTCGAGGAATATCAGAACGCTCACATTGATAGTTACATTCAAGATAAGCGTAACGAAGGCTATCAGGACGTTGTGTATCTAAGAGATGAGTATTATTTTGACTCGCCGCAATGTCGTGGTTGGTCAAGTGTCCATGATGAAACAATCCCTAAACAAGATTGTATTCTTGTTGTGATATACAACTCATATACGCATCAACTCAAAGAATTGCGTATGATGAGCAGAGAGCAGCTAGAGTTAGAATCAAAAGCAGAAGAGCAAGAAGAAGAAATAGAACTTACACCTCTGGTATATACAGAGCCTCAAAAGCAACTGCTTCATGGCTATTATGCAAAAGAGATGAAAAATAAGCTTTGGGATTATGAAGATCATTCAGAGCTAACCAAACTTATGATGGCAATCATCTGCCACCGTAGGCTTGGATATACATATTCATACGAACATCGTATTGGCAACATCATTGCCGAAGAACAAAATATATTTCCAAGGGAGGAATATCCAGATGACTACAATACTCCTGAGTATGAAGAGTACATTGATATACATATTCAAGCTGCTCGTGAAGTTTTCGACAGTGATGGAACTACTCCATTACAATATTGTCTTGATCTCGACCGTAAAGAACTATCTCGTCTCTTTAGCGCAATATGTCTCACGGCTATTAGCAAACATGATTGCCAGAATGAGAACTTCCAAAAGTCAGCCCCAGCTGTTGTTGAATCACAAGGTTGGTTCAAGCCAGACATCAAATGGCTAAACAAATATAAAACTGAGCAAATTGATATGCTTTCAGAGTATGTCACTGGCAGCATCAAAGCTGGCAACAAGAAAGAAAAAGTTGAGCATCTCAGAAATCATCTAAGCATGTCTCCAAGGTTCGATCCGTTTGGTGATTGGCCTCAGCCCAAAGAGTAGTTCATACCCCAATATGCAATCAGGGCTGACTCAGCTATTCCGTCCTGATTACGTTTCTCCCAGCAGACAGAGGCGTCTGGCATTAGTTCAGTTGCTCTCTGTCTTGCTTGGTCTTTGTCAGACGTAACACCAAGATCCTTCTTCCAGACTTGCGGCCTTACCTCTACAAACTTGTAGCCCAACGCCACAATTAAACCAAGATATATTCCATAACCAAAGCCAGTACGAAACGTGCTGACAACGCCTTGTTTTGGCATTGCTTGCTGCTTTTCAATAAACACTATCTTGGGAGAATAATCATCGAGTAATTCACATATAGATGCGACAGCCAAGAACTTCTTTGTCTTGCCAGCTACTCTGTATGTTTCTATAGGCACTGGCTTACAAACCAAATGCCTGTCATTCATAAAGGTAATTCCACCAGTAACGCCTGGGTCAATTCCGCAAATCATCATTGTAAGCCTCTAATTTAATGTGACATCCAAGGGCTTCAGCCCAGCAATGTGCATTAAACAATGTTGGCTTCCTATTCCCACTTTCCCACTTAGCAACAAGTCCTGACGCACAGCCAATGCGATCATCAAGCCGCTGCTGTGTCAGTCCTAGCTCATTACGCCTATTGCTAAACTGTTTAATGAGATAATCAGGGAATGTATCTGCATGATTCATGGTGACATTATAAGATCATTCACAACATTCAAGTCAATAGTAATGTGAATTGAGCTTGCTTTTTGCATAGAATTACCGCAATCTGGTATCAAAGGAGGCGTAATTATGTCAAATTTACCCTTTGAAATGCCAGTAAAAGATGTGTCAATCCACGCAGAGGGAATTGACGCAACAGATTGGATTCTAATTGATCCAGAAGCCAAACCAAAAGACGGTGATAATGTACTGATTAAAGATACCGACAGGTTTCTTATTCTTACATATTACTGCCCATACTATCTTGCAGGAAAAGAATCCTTAATGGACATGACAATGTACGATCTTATGGGGACTATCATACAAAAATCAAAAACACAAATTCTAGGAGAAGAATATTATGCCGAAGTTGAGAGGAGCGCACTTTGAGTGGTTAGCCACTGAAATAGCAGCCGACATACAACCACGGAAGCTAGACAGCTTTATCCGTAAGGTAAGACTATTTTCCCAAAATAATCGTTTCAATGAAGATCTGTTCCGTGACAGATGCGCTGATACGCTTCAAGCCAATGAGTATGATGAAGGACTAAATCCTGAATTGTACCAAGGGAGACACTAATGCTTACAGAAGCGCAACTAAAAGAACGTGCCACATATATCGGTTCATCAGATGCCAAGGCGATTGTTACAGCTAACTATGGCGACTGGCAAAAGCTAGCAGAAGAAAAACGTGGTGAACGTGTATGGAAACCAACCAAGCAAGTCCAGCTACTCATGGACACAGGGAGTTATCTTGAACCATATATCATTGACAAGTGGGCAGAAGAAAACAAACGCCAAGTCAATTTTCGTGGCGGCGGCAAGACTATTGTTGTTAACGGTGTGCCTATCCATTCTACCTTTGATGGGCGTGTTGTTGGCGATAATGCTCCTCTGGAGATCAAGGCGCACTTCGGCTTTAAAGACATAGATGAGCTAGCAGAGTTCTATGCGCCTCAATGCCAGCATCACATGATTGTATCTGGTGCTGACCGCTGCTACTTCGTTGCTCTTTTCGGCGTTCGTTGCCGCATAGAATGGCGTATGCTTAACAAGGACGAGCGTTGGTGTGAAGACTACCTAGCTAACTGCAAGTCCTTCTGGTCGTACTACCAAGGCCATACACCACACGATCCTTTACCTATGCCTCCGGTTGACCACAGCGACATGTTCGTTATGAATATGCGTGACCTCGATGGCTTTGATGAAGAGATGGATCACAAATTTGGTTTTGCAGCACAAAACATCATTGACGCAAAGCAAGTTGTCAAAGTCAGTGATGAAGCCAAAGATATGTTTAAAGAGTTAATGCCTAACAACTGTCGTAAGATGGACTATGATCTAGGTGGCAACATGAAGGGCCACTGGATCAGAGTTACACGCTCACGATCTGGCACACTCACCTGTACTCACACTGCACCTAAGGAGAAGAATGATGACTGATTCAGTCTGGCACAATTTATCACGTTTTGATGTATCTAAAGAAGTAGAGCAGAAGGGTCGCTTTGACTATCTGTCTTGGGCATGGGCCTGGGCTTTTGTCAAAGAAAAGTATCCTACTGCTACCTTTGAGAAGCATATCTTCAAAGACAATCAGGACAATCCGCTGCCATTTATGCGTGACACTAAAGGTCATACATATGTTGCAGTTACAGTGACCATCGAAAGCGTATCTCATACAGAGATTCATTACGTTATGGATCACAAAAATCAATCTGTTCAGCATCCAGATGGCGGTCAGGTTAACAAAGCTCTACAGCGTTGCCTTGTCAAAGCCATTGCTTTCCACGGTCTTGGCCTCAATGTCTATGCTGGTGAAGATCTGCCTATGGATCTTGACGAACAGGATGGTTCTATTATCATCGAGGACTTTAACAAAGCTAAGTCGATTGATGACATTGATGGTATGTGGCGTAAGCACTCATCTGCTATCAGTACACTTGGCAAGGTTGCAAAAGGTCAGGTAACTGATGAGTTCAAGAAAGCGAAAAACAAGCTCAAAGCTGCATAGGCAAGAGTTGTGTCAAGCCTGTGCTGCATGGATAAATTGTAGCACAGGTGGCTTTGTAGTTGACGCAGCGGGCAACACAAAATGCTACCAATGTTATATTTCTCGTGCTGAAATAATACACAAGCCCGATCACAAGCTTGTAGAAGCAAAAAGAAAGATGACAGATGCAAGTATTCTCTGACAGAAATTTACAAAGGCTGCTTGCTGCATCTGCTGTAATCCTATCATCAGAATCACATGCTGTAGAAAACTGTCTGTGGATCACTGGCAAAGGTAAAGACGGTGACTACAGACAGCTTTTCGTATCTATTGATTTCACAGAGATTGATGAGATGATGATAACCGTAACTCTATCAAATGAGAAACGTGGCAAAAGCACTTACATGAAATGGGGTCATTCACGTTGGATGACTGAAGGTGAAGTCGCTGGCATATGCCACATAATGATTGAAGCTCTCCATGACGGTGATGGAGAGGACATCGTATTAATCAACTAACCCAACCAACAGTGGTGGGGAGGAGTCAAAATGCTTGCTTACTTAATCAACCCTAGATACCAAAAAATTTCTGCTGCCAAATACTCAGGCAACTATGAGGATATCTATACATTCCTCAATGACGCCAGAGCCTTTGATGTTGTTCGATTATATGAAAATGAAGACGTTGCTTTTGTAGATGACGAAGGCTTGTATGTAGAAGATCAATACTTCTGGATTCACAAGAACTACCCAACGCCTCTTGCTGGTAACGCATTAATCCTTGGCACTGATGATGAAGGTGAATCAGTATCGCCTAAAACAAAGATTACAGACATCAATGATGATGTTAAGTTTATAGGCACTAGGTTTGAACTTGCTTTATTGCACAAACTTTACAAAGATATTGAGGACTACAGACCTTACTTCTTTGAATCAGAAAAGGGAGCAGCTTAAAGCCACCCCCTTCTCTTTCCCCACCACTGCCGAGTCGGGCAAGTGATTTAGAGATGATATAAAAAAGAGACCCCCCAGTCAAGGGGAGTCTCAGGTTCTAGGGAGAACAACATGCCTAATGTTGTCCGTAAATGTTATCACAAGAAGTAACGAGGGCTATTCACATTATGTTTGAAGATGATCCAAATGCACAAGAAGACTCTGTAGGCAAATATTACAACCTAGAAACAATCACAATTGTTGATAAGGATGTTGGTATGGATTTGAGGCCACCAAGAGAGTTCAAGTCATATAGGGAAAGAAACAGTAAAACAAACCCCGATGATGTGTTTAAAATGTTACTTTCTAATACCCTTCAAGCTACGCAATCCAAAGCTAGCAGCTATTGAAGCGTAAACTGCATACTGAAACCAAGCTGGTGTAGCAGATAAGGCTTCAAATCCACGCTCTACAAATGGTTGCGTAAAAGGAATAAAGCACATAGCAATTATGACAATAAAAAGTACAGTCCATGCTTCGTCTTTCCAGCTATTGTCGCTGTTCTGAGCCATGATCTTTTCCCAGCCAGCTTCATGTGTGGCTGCTGTAACCATGACCTGTGCCTCTGCCTCTGCTTTTGCTTTAGCAACAACTCCTTTGGCTTTGGTCTGCTCTACCTTTGATTCCATCCATGACCCAGCTAAACTAGCTATAGGGCCTATAAGTGCTTGTATCATTTTTTCTCACTTCCTAGCCATACTGCAAATGCACCTGTCATAGCACCGGATACAACACTGACCATTGCACTTTGCTGTGTGCTAATAGTTTCCAGACTCATCCCCCATTCCACTACACGAATATACATGATTGTCATAATAAACATCATTGCTCTTGGTAGCAGTTTAAGCTTTAATATTGTCTCGGCACTCATTTAAACCTCGGTGTATTATGGATGAACCTCTAAGAAATATTATTTTAGCTAAAGCCAAAGACGCTGTAAAAGAACGTGGTGAAAATTATGGAAGTCCATCGGACAATTTTAACATAGCAGCGTCTCTTTATGAAGCTCATCTAGGCGTCCCTATATCTGCTTTCGATGTTGGTGCTTTGCATATACTTAATAAACTCTCCAGATTACAGAATGATCCTACTCACTTTGACTCTTGGGTTGACATAGCTGGTTATGCTGCCGTTACTTGCGAAGCGATCTACGATATTGTAAATACTCAGCACCCTCATGAGGATCAGCAAAACATTGTACCCATGACACCTCGGATGGATTTGTCGGATCTATTACCTGAAGAATAGCCTGACCATATTTCTGTTGCTCAAATCCTTTCACAAACGCATATGTATCGTGATACTTGTAGCCCCTAGCTCTTGCAAGCCAAGCTGTAGTCTCTTGCTCAACAAGCTCTATATGCGCTAATGCCCAGTTGTGTCTATGTCCAGAGATATAAAGATGAGCATTAGATTTAAACTTTGCAGCTTTGATCTGTGCATGTAATGGATTCCACTGGCTATGCCCAGGCATATCATGCGCTGCTACAATCCGGCACTCACGTTTGTTAGGGAATGTTAGAGCAATCCTAGCTTCCCAATTCTCAAACAAACAATCTGTCTGTGCCATCCACTTCAAAGGATCACCAGCACCAGACCACATATCGTGATTGCCTCCAATTAGAACCATAGGGTTCATCTCTTCGATCAACCACTCAACAAGCTTCCAAGCTGTTTTGTGTGATGTATCCTGTTCGCCATAAAGACGCCCTAATCTACCCACCCAATTATTCTGCTGATCTCCAAGTGAACAACCATAAATACCTTCGTTGCTTTGGATTATATCAAGATGCTCTCTAAGGGAATCCCAGTCGCAATGGTTGTCATCAATGTGAGGATCGCCTAACCACAACAAACCAATAGGCTCGTCTGTGTGCATCCTGATCTTAGACCATTTCTTTGACTCACGATGTTTCTTGCGCTGCTTAAACCTTGTGTGCAAATGATCTACAATGTCATCAACAGGTATATCATCGTCTATTTTAACAGGGGATGTATATCCAATGTCAGCATCGTCAATAATGCCAGCTGCTTTACCAGCTCTCAGTCTGTACTGCAAAGTGCTTCTAGCAATACCTGACTCTCTTGATGCACTTCTTGTCCCACCATGCTCTTTAACAAGCTCGTAAGCTTGTATGATTAAGTCCATTTTACTTTCTGACAAAATGATTCCCCTATTTAATTAACGTGCTTGCCATTGCTGCGCTAAATAATAGAAAGAAAAACAGGAATATAGCAAGAGCCATTACAAAAACTATTATTGCACCTATTTTAATGTTATCCATCATTTCATTGTGAGCTTTCTGAGCAGCTCTCTTGGATCTTAATTCTGCCTCTTTTGCTTCTTGTATTCTTCGGTTTCTTTCAGCAAGTATTTCTTTCCAAGTGTCAGGGCCAAAACGCATGTTAACCATGTTCGCTACTTCTTGTAGCTTCTCATTAGCTATCTTTGCGTCAATCATTTCCTGTGCAACACTTTGAACACCAAACTGATCTGCAATACCAACACCAGATTTCTTGTTACTGGCTTCCTGCACTTGCTTTTGACCAGTAAACAAGGCATCAATCTGCCCAGCTATCTGACCAATATCTTTTGCTGTACTAATGTTTTGTTTAATAAATTCAGTGGCTTGACGTACTAATGCAATGCCAGCAAGTGCTGTGCTTATTGGCTCCATTAAGATAACATCCCTTCTTTTAAAGGTTGGCAACGCCATGAAATTGGCATTAAGCCATTAGCCATCTCACCAACATCTCTACCCATTTCTAATGCACGACTCTTACATTCTTTGTGGGTAAAGTATGGGCCTCTTATGTCGTGGAACTCAATGCACTGAGTAGGGTCTGCTATCGCACAGGCTAATACAATAGCCTTAAACATCTTCTTTCTTCTTTAGGCTTTGATATATGCGTATGACCGCAAGACCAATACCCAACACAGTAAAGGCTAACGCCATCCACTCATTTAGTGGTTCAAGCCAAACAGGACTAGTAATAGCACCAGTAGCAATCGCAATATCTGTGTGCAAGTTGTTGTTCATTTCAATCTCTTACGTTTCTGAATTAGCAGCCTCGGCTTCGGCGGCAGCTGCTTCGGCGGCAGCTGCTTCGGCGGCAGCAATAGCAGCTTGTTCTGCATCATAGGCGGCTTGCCAAGCGTCTACACACCATTGGTATGGAGACAAATCTGTGATTGCTGTGTTAACAGGGTTGCCATCATCATCCTTGCTTTCGACATCACCGTTCGTGTCGTACCATTGCAGCGCGTGAAACTCGCTAGGCAGCGCAGATAGGTCTAATTCTGTGTAGGCAACACCGTCTTTTAATACTGTGCGATCTTCTTTAATTATTGATACTCTCATTGTTTTACCTCAATCATATCTACAAGGGTTGGGTTTTTAATTTTTTCTAGCAAATCGTGGCTAGTTTCATTTTGCTTAACCATCTCATTGCGGAAGCTTTCAACTGCCGCACCTGTCTGGCGTGATTGCTGTGCGTTCTCAATAAGAAGCATTGGCATCCAAGCCATAGCGCAGCCAAACTCATCTACGTGCTTGCCAGTGTTAGGATCAGTGCCAGCCAGCTTTACAAACCAAGCGCAGTCTAACTGTTTGCAAGGCTCAAAGCTGTTGAGAGGGCAATTATGTTTTACATCAAGCTGCATTAGTCTTTACTCGCTATAATAAGGTCAACATATTCGACATTAATAGCGGCTGCACCACCGCTAAAAGTTGCTGATAATGAGTGACTGTGTGAACTGCCGCTACCTGTGGTGTTTGTAGAGTAACTAGCATATTCATAAGTGTTTGCGGGAAAAGATGTTGGATGCCAAGCCATAATCTTGCCAGCTGGACTTTTGCTGCTGCTGCCAGAATTAAAATAAGCAACGTTTATTGTGTGATTGTGGCTTGGAACTTGAGAAGTGGTCAGCGTGTGTGCGCCAGTAGAACCTGAAACAGTACCAGTAACAGTCGGTGTGCCAAAAGCTGTTGTAAATGCGCTTGAACCACCAGAACCAACAGTGCCACTTACAACTCGCAATGCTTTATCGTTGTGCGTTGTTTGTTTTGTCCAGCCACTAGGCGCAGTGGTTTGCTGAAATAGCATCAGTGTACCTGACGCAAACGAAACTATACCAGTCAGGTTTGAGCCATCAATGGCGGGCAATGGGTTAGGCAGTCTTGCCCCATCCAATGTGCCTGTTGTTAATGAAGCTGCGTTCACCGAATTAGCTGGCAATCTGGCAGCATCAAGTGTGCCAGTTGTTAAAGCAGACGCATCATTAGAAGCGGGAACATTATCTAATGCCCCCGCTACGATGTCGCCGTTAGCGTCAACTAGGTTTGCAATGTCTCTTGCTCTAGTCATTTATATTCTCCGCTTCATTAATTTTTGCTCGCCATAATTGCATCAACATACTTTACGTTGATTGCAGCTACGCCGCCTGAGAATGTTGCTGAAAGTGAGTGGCTGTGTGAGCCGCCGCCGCCTGTTGGCCCAGTACCATTAGCCGCAGTACTTTGAAATTGTATTGTAGCCGTTCTCTGGTCATCAGCCCCCCATGCCTTTGTATTTGCTGCTGAACCATTTAAATCACTATCAAATTGATATGTACGCGCAGCGTGTTGGTGACTTGGCATCTGAGAGGTGGTTAGTGTATGAGAGCCAGTAGAACCGGAAATAGTACCTGTTACGCTTGGCGTTGCCAGTGCAGTAGACAATCCAGTTGAACCACCGCTGCCTACTGTGCCACTAACGATACGCAATGCAGCATCATCGTCTGTAGTTATCTTAGTCCAACCTGTGGGGGCTGCGGTCTGACCAAACAGCATCTTTGTGCCAGAAGCAAAAGCCTCAACGCCTGTTAGTGCAGAGCCATCGCCAGCATATGATGTTGCTGTAACTGCACCACCGGCTGTAACTGTAACCTGATCGTGATTAGCAATGCCAAGGCTAGATAAAGTTGGCGTTGCAACTGTTCCCCACGAAGCAAGAGAGCCATCTGTAGTAAGATATTTACCACTGTTTCCTGTTTGGCTTGGAAGTGCATCTACATCACCGGCTTCAAAGTCACCTGATGTGCTATTAAAAAGCAACGCTTGACCATTGGTAACTCCAGTCGTGTTTACATCATTGGCATCGTTGACGCTGAAGTTGCTGATAGAGAAAGTGCCGTAAGCTACAGTATCTAATGTGTCACCCGCTGCCGCACCTGTTGCTAAAACAATGTCGGTGCCGCTTGTCGCTGTAAAATCTGTGCCAACAATTAGCTTAATACCGTTGAGGAACACATCAATGTAACCAGCGTCATATGTTGCAGCAAATGTGGTTTGACCAGCCGTTGCTGTGTGAGTTGTGCGCTGTGATGTTCCGTTTACTGATGAGCCAGCGTTCTGGAAACCTGACGCACCATACACTTTCATAGTATCTGATGATGTATCAAACCAGAGATCACCTGTTGTTGGTGATGATGGTGCTGTCGCTGAGATAAAGTAAGTATCACCGAAAGCGTTGATGTCAGCTAGATTGTTTGATGCGTTGATAACAGCGGCAATGTCTGCACCAACAGCATTGACGTTAGCAATGTTGTTAGCCACTACGTCAATCTCTGAGGTGGCCTCATTAAGATCGTTAGCTACTGTGACTACTTTAGCTACTTCAGCCGCAATTGCTGAAATATCAGATGCGTTGGTGGCCGCAGCAGTAACGTCAGCAGCAATTCCAGCCACGGTTGTAATGTTAGCAGAGATGCCAGCCGCAGTGTTTACGTTAGCAATGTTTGTTGCCACGGTTCCAATGTCAGTTGCATCAGCAGCGACAGCGTTAATGTTAGCTGTGTTACCAGCAACAGAGTTAACATTGGCAATGTTAGTTGACACGGTGCCAATATCAGAAGCATCAGCGGCTACTGCATTAATGTTAGTGGCATTTCCTACCACAGCGTTAATGTTAGATGCGTTACCAGCAACCGATGTCACATTAGCTGCAATGCCTGAGACTGTAGTTACGTCAGATGAGATGCCAGCCACAACACCAATGTCTGTTCCATCAGCCGCCACTGTAGTTACGTCAGCAGAAATACCGGCAACCGTGTTGACGTTAGCAATGTTAGATGAGACTGTACCGATATCAGTTGCGTCACCCGCTACTGCGGTCACATCTGCCGAAATACCGGCTACTGTAGTTACGTTACCTGAAATTCCGGCAACAGTGGTGACATTGGCGTTATTGCCAGCCACTGTATTAATATTGGTTGTGTTTCCAGCTACTGTGTTGATATTAGATGTGTTGCCAGAAACGGTTGTAACATTGCTAGATATGCCAGCTACTGTGGTTACATTTGCAGCAATGGCAGCCGTATCACTAATAGCATCTGTTGCTACAGTGCCGTCCTCGATGTCAGCAAGTGTAGCAATATCAGCAGCCAAAGCACCAACAGTTGTTACACCAGCTACAGTAGGCCCTGCTTCTGGCTCACCAGTTACAGCATTAAACGCAAGAGTAGTACCCTTACGAGTGTTAAGGTTAGGCAGTTTAAGATCTACAGTTCCATCTGAATCTGCAAGCTGCAAAGTACGAGTAATCTTTGTCTCAAGCTCTTGCTCAATAGCAATGATCTTATCAAGCTCTGTATTAAGAGATGAAATGTTGAATGGGCCTGATGTTGGAAAGTCACTAGTACGTTCAACAGCAATATCACGGAACAATGTAAATGTATCTGTGCCAGCAGAATAAGAGTCACCCAAGGTTACATAACCACCTGAGAAACCATCATCTACAGCAACGCCGACAACAGCAAAAGTGCCAGTACCAGTTCCTCTGGTAAGCACAGTATCTGTTCCAGCTGCATTAGTAACAATTACATTAAGATCATCCAAACCAAAGAATGGAAAATCAATCGTAAGCTGAGTAGTATTAGCAACTACCGCTTGCGTGTATTGTACTCTTGCATCATCATCTGCTATTTGGATTGTCGCCATAATATCCTCTTATACATTGTTGGCTTCATTGCGTTAATTCACATCTATTCCCCAAAAACACCATCATAAATAGGGTCAAGGTAAAATAGGTTTCCTGTTGGAGTGACAAACCTAGCATTGTCCAATGTTTGCTGATCTGCATTAAATGTAACAACATCCCCCATGATGCTGCTAAGATTCATTGCATTGGAAATTCCAGGGCCAAGAACAGCTCCAGCTTTTGCAGAATCAGGCAGTCCATACTGAGGCTGATCTGTAAGGAAAGGTCTCATACCTAACTTGTAATCCGATACTTTTTCTACAGCATTATTAACATCCATAGCCCATCCAAGTATTCCTGATCTGTCTACAGCATTTATAAGCTTTTCATCAAAAGACTCTTCTTTATCAATACCATACTGAGCTTTCTTGAACTCGTTGACCGCAGCTGCAAGACCAACAAGAAGAAACGCTCCTTGCCAAAAAGCACCATCACGCTCTTGCAAGCCAGATGTAAGCATACGAACCATTGCACCCTGACCATATGACTTAAACTGAGTAATAAAAGATCCCATCTCAGTAGATGTCCACAAAGCACGATCACCAGCCCCAGGGGTAATAATCATACGCTCAACATTTTGATTTAACGCATTTCTATAAAGAATACGCATCTCAGCATCAGTCCAAGAGTCAGTGTTTGCAAACCACTCTCTTTCAACTCTACGCCCATGCCGTTGTATCTGCTGCCTAATGCGATAGTGATCTCCACGATCAATACCATTCTTTAACAACTTCTCTTTGTCTGCTCTGGATAAAGCTTCCCAAGTTGTCATTAAAGCATTGTTCATCCTAAACATTGTAACTGTGCCAGCAAATTCCTTTAGGGCTTGGTTCCAGTAGTTTAGGCCGTTCATTAAAAAGAACATTCCAGTAGCTTGATTAAGCCCACGTTCAAATCCATAACGTGAACCAAACATATCTCCAATGTCGCTCATTGCATGCGCTCTGAGTCCAAGAACCGCATCAGCAGCAACAGCGGCTTGATTCAATTCCCTTCTTCTCATTCTTTTTACATAACCAGCTTGCTCTTTGAACAACTGACGGAAACCACCTTCATAGGTGTTCTTAAAACCTTCAACCATTACTGTTCTGGCAACATCTGGCACAGAAGAAATCATTGCGCTTCCCATACCAGCAAGCACATTAAAAGATTTCATAACCCTAATAAACCTACTGCTAACAGCATGAGGGTCTTTAGATGCACCGTAAGTACCACGCAGCCTGTCACGCAAACCACGAATATCCTCGATGTCACGCTCCATCCCTTTCTTGAGAGCAGCACGTCTTTCTGCGTTAGGAGCTTCTCTCATAAGCCTTTCATAATCTGAAACAATGTTGTCAATGACTGACTTCATGTCGGGGCTTCCATACTTAGCTGTAAGCTCAATATCCATACCCATAGTCTTGGTATGGTGACGCATTAACACCTCGATGTCACTTTCAAGAAACTTCTCTATCTCAATGTCAGGTATTTCTAGGCTTCTTGCATGAACGCCTGATGGGTTTTTTGCCCAATCAAGTGAGTCAACAACCTCATCAGCATCATAAAACGGTCTGTTTCTGGTAACAGTGTCTAATACATTCTGAGCAAATGTGTCTGCGCTGCCTTGATCCATACCCATTCTTGTAATGGCATGGCGTTTAACAATAGACAGAAACTCATCCTGATGTTTCATGATCATGTCAATGCGATAAACACGAGGCACATAACCATCGGCTGTATTTGGCGTAACACCTTCAGCTCTAATTCTCTCTAGGCTGCGCTGTAGTCTAATACCTTCTGGGCTTTGTTCACCTACACGCTGTATCTCACGAAGAATCTGTGCTTCAAACAAGCGCACTCTTTCTGCTTCCTGTTTAATAAAGTTAAAGTTCTTTCTGTATGACTGTGCAGCTTGAGTAACATACTCAGATGCAGCATCACCAACATCATCAACATCACCCCTACGCATGGCTTTTGCCACACGAATACGGAACTGTGTTTCTGTTAAATGACCACCGCTTCTATTAAGAAGATCGCCAGCAGACATTTTAATCATCTGCATAGAGCGAGATATATCAGTATCAGCAGGAGTTACACCACGATAACGCAAGTAAGCTGTATCTGACTCTCTTACAGTGTTGAGCAAAGGAGACAGATATTTTGTCCTAAATGTGGTTTCTACAGACTGATCCATCTTTTCTCCAAGATCGACCTTCTTCTGCATCATACCGCCAACATCAACCATACCAACCGCAAGGTTGCGAACAAATGCGTTATCGCTCTTCAACATACGAAGAACAGGGTTCCAGGGCAACTTCTCTACACCAATGCCTGTTTCTTTCAGAGCATCTTGCTCCATAGTGGCATAGAGAGTTTCTCTGTAACGCTCTGGTGATACGTTTGCACCAGCTGCTTTGTAGGTTCCCCCACCACTGCCAGTTGGTGTGAATCCGCTTGTTGGTGAAAGCCTATTACCAAACTTAGCTGTAAGAGTACCACCCACCAAACTCAATGCTGTTAAAGCCAAAGCAGAATGAGATGCGTCTCTGTATTCGTTTTGAGACGCAATCAACATTTCTTCTGGTGCAAGAATAGCCGCTGTAAAAGCAGTACCCCCAACAAACCTTCTTGTCTTTGATGCTGAGTTCAATACCTTAATAGGAGCTAATGGAGCAAAGGTAGTTGGAGTAGCTAAAGTAGCTACTACTTGTGCTGGCCCTGATGCTGTTGCAGCAAGAAGTGCCATATCCTCTGCGTCTTCTTTGAAGTTTTCTAACTTCATCATAGATTCAGCATGGCCTTGACTGTGCATAAAACGCCATAGTCCGTCCTTACCACCAAGCTCTCTTATAAGGTTTTTGTCCTGAAAAGGATCATATCCCTCTTCAGGCTGATACTGTGAGTCTGTTGATTTTACAAGACGTTGCAAGGATGGAAGAAAGTTATGTTGCCTAAAAGCGGCACCCCATACAGATGTAAAACTACTATCAAACACACCATAATCATAGGCGTCATCATTGCCTAGTTGAGATGGTATATACTCACCATACTGAGTGTTTGGCTCTCCATACAAACTTGTATATGACTTGCTCATAGACTCTCTTGTTGGCAGATTCTGATTAGACTTTGTAGGTCTAATTTCAGGATCAAGCTGAACAGTGTCAGGCAAATCATCAGTAACAGGCTTTAATTCTACTGGTGATTTAATAGGCGCATCATCAACAACAAAGTCTTGCTCAAACTCCATCTGTGGTGTTTCAAAATCAACTTCCTCACCGACAGTGGTGGGGGCTTCTTGCGGCTCTCTAGACGCAGCAATCTGACCTTGAACTCGTGAAACAAGTTCCTCATTAGTCAATTGACGTGATGGTGCATCAGCTGGTGCAGTCACAGCTAATGTTTCATCAAGTCTTTTTTTTTGCGTTTCTGCATCTATATTGTTCAGATAGTAATCTGCTTCACTATTACGCCTTGTCGGAAACTCATCTCCAAAATTTCGTAAATTTTTTACAGCACTTTGCCAATCATCATTAGTAACTTCACGCCAAAAGTTAGGGGTTTTTGTTTCAAGGTCTCCATGTTGAAAACGAACAGAGGCAATAACCGTGGCTTTGTTCATTGGCAAATCATCAAATGACTCACCAGTAGCACCTTTCCATTTTGTGCGAAGATCGTTAAGAACTTCACCATGAGAAAACTCATCAATAATCTTAGCTTGAGAATCTGATACATTTAAATCAGATGCAATCTCTGCTGCATTAGCACCCTTAATACCGAGATAAGGCGTTAGAATATCTATAATATCTTGAGGCAATCCAGCAAGATCAGAAAGGTTGCGCTGACCAAGATCAAAGCCAGTAGCAATAGTAACACCAGACTTCATGTTCTTAGTTTTAGGAACATACCCACTAAGAATACGTTTGCCTTCTTTTACGCCTATAAAGTCCCAATCAATATTGCTCATTACTAAAACCTTAGTTCTTTAAGTGCTAAGAAGAAATCATCTACCTCTTCTTTCGTAAGTGTGCTTGGGTCAATAGGATCTCCACCAAAGCCAGATACAAACTCATTGTAGCCGTTAATCAAAGGCAACAAGGACGTGTCTGTTCTTGTGTTCTCAATATTCTCAAAAGTATTTTGAACAAATGCAGGATCAAACAAACCAACTGTGTTAAACACATCTTTAGCACGTTTAGTTCTAAGCTTTTGAATAACCTTTGGAAATGTGTCCTTGTAAGCCAAAGAGCTTTTAAAGTCATAAGAATAGTTATTGCTTAAAGGAACTAACTTACCAGTGCCTGATCTAAGGGCTACTGTGTATGTCTGTGTCCCACCATAAGACTCATTAGGGAAGAAATGTAATGTATGCGTTCCCTTAAGGTCAGCACCAAACAAACCTTGCACTGGAGCCTTTGGTCCTACATCAACAATATCATTAAGGCCATCAATAATAGATGGATTTACCATACCGCCTACAGCTTTAAACCTATCAATAAAGTCATTACGAACATCATTCATAGTAAGAGTAACGCCAGCATAGTTAGGCACAGTCGCTTGAGCTTGCCTTAATATAGGGCTTGTAACTAATTCAGGCTTTCCAGAAACAGGATTAACCTCAAGCCCAACACGTTTTCCAAGTTCCTTAATCGTAAGGTGCATGGCAACTTTAGGATCGTGAGCACCTTTAAATGGCAGTATTTTAGAGTACCAAGATTTCTTTATAAAATCTTTTATATATGGGTCTGCTAATACAGTACCAACTGTATTGCTTAATCCAGCGTTAGAAGCCATCTCACGATACATATCGGCGTATTCTTCATCAATAACAGGAGTCATTAAAGACCAGAAGTTTACCTCATCTATAGAATCTCTAAAGGTTTCTACAAAGAATGAATCTTCATCGGCTGTAATACCGTTAGTGTTTAAATAATCACTTACACTTCTATTCATGTTTTGCGTTTCAAAATTAGAAAACATGTTAACAGTGTTTTCAACGCCAAGCTTAGATGCCATTCTTAAAAACACAACGCTTTCAGTATCTAAATTACTGTAGAACTGGGCTTCAATGTTTTCAAATGGCTGACCCTTGTAAGCATTACGCAATGCACTCATAACCTGACCCATAGTGCGAACAGCAACATCAGCGTTTTCTGGTCTAAACATAATTGTGTCTACAATAGACTTAAACTCAGAATGAGCAGAACCTTTTGTAGTTACTGCAAATGCAGCCACAGCGTTCATGCTGGCAGCTTGAACAGCCTGATCTTGACTCATAAGATTTATATCAGCAAGAACATCAGCCCCACTTTGATCCTTAACTCTGACTTTGCTAAAGTTAAATACTTCGTTATGTGCTGACTCTTCTTTTGATGAAAGCTTTTGTCCTGTCTTTAGCTTTGACTCTGCTTTAACAGCAAGATTGTACTTATCTCGCCTTTCATTATAATTTTTTTGATAGGCTTCCACATTATTGATGTATTCTTTCCTTGAAGGAAAATACTTACCCTTACCAATTACCCCAGTTTTTTCAAGTCCTTGCATTACTTCTTCTGATAAGTAATATGCTGGCTCCATTAAGTATGTACTCATTGGGCCTAACTCAACTTGAAGCTGAGAACCTATTTTCTTAGCTTCACCTTGATTAAAATAACCAGCAGATTCTAAAAATGCTTTTTGAGCGTCAATCCTTTTAGAAGTACCGATATCACCTCTAGCTACCATATCGTTAATAGAAGAAAGGCTTGCTCTAACCTGATCTGGTGTGTGCAGTTCTGGTGCTTTAATAACAGCTAAATTAGCTTCATATATAGTGTTGTTAGCAGATGCTATAGCACTTGCTTTTTGCTGCTTATAACCCTCAGAAACTTGCAGCAAAGCATTTTGCTTGGCTTTATCAAGATTGTGTATTGGGTGATTAGGATCAAGAATCATACTTGAAACATCAGCACCATTAACAATCACATCAAATGTAAGCCCATCATACAAAGCTGACTGCATTTCCGTTGCTTCTTTTTTGGCAAACGCTGCTGCTCTTTCAAGAGACATCAATGTCTCGGTACCAATTTTTCCTACAGCTTCTGAATCAACATTTGGATTTTCCTGTGACTCATTAACAATTGTAAGCAAAGTTTGATATGCAGCTTCAGCTCCCTCAGATGCGTACACCTTTTTAATGAGAGTCTGACCAACACGACCAGCAACGACTGTTCTGTCTATGTCTCTAAGCTTTGTTAATCCTAAATCTGTAACTTCATTAAGACTTAGGCTTTCAAAGATCTGGTCTTGCTCATTCTGAATCTCATTGATTCTATTAAAAACAGCATCCTGCATTTCAGGATCTGCATTTTGCAAAGACGCAATAAGCTTGCCCTTTTCTTCTGAAAGGAACTTATAAGCAGTTTCATTTTGGTATATAGAGTTTTCTTTTATATTCTTTTGCTGCAAAGCTAACGCTCTGTTTTCAGCAATACCAAATGTTTGAACAGCTTTTGGTGTTAACGCAGATCTAATCTGTGGATCTAGTTCAGATAGGCCATCAAGATAGCCTTCTAAAGCACCCCTAATGCCGTTGGGATCATTAGGGTTTTGATCTAAAGCATTTTGTGCTGCCAAGCTAATGTCATTAGACGCAGCAGAAACATATGTTCTTGTTGCTGATTTTCTGTAAGCGTCAAGAATAGCTTTTTGGTCACTTGAATTGTATGTTTGGGTTGCTTTGCCGTAATCAAAGTTAACAAGAGGCTGCAAGGTCATCTGACCGTTTTTGTCTTTTTTGTATACTGCGCCAGAAGTTTCTCCATCAATCTCAGCTTGACGAAGCAAATCATTATATTCACGTTTACGAATATCAGTACCAATGCTGCTAGCTATGTTTCCAACTTGCTCTAATTGACGAGCAGATTCAAAGAAACCACTAAGATCTGGCATACCAGTTGGCTGCACAGTTACACTTCTACCGCCTGTCTTTTTATATGCCATTATGCTGTACCCACTGGTTTATAAAATGTATCGTAAACACCGCCAGCAGCTTTTGCAAAACCACCCATTGTGGCGGCTGATGCACCAGCTTTAGAACCAGCAGCACTAAGCTCAAACTTGCGTCTAGTAGACATGCCCATGAGCCTGATGCTTGCAATATCATTTTTTGCTACTTGGATTTCATCTGTCTCCAAAGCCAATACAGATGGAGATGTGCCAAGTGCTACACCCTGAGATGACATTGCAGTACCAAGTGCAGCAAGTTGAATACGCAGCTTTCTATTACGCTCAATCTCTTGCTGACCAGCTTGTATCTTGGCTAAATCAGCTTGTTCTTTATATGACTGTGCTTCTAGCTCATAAGCTTTTCTTTGCTGTTGAGCAGCAGCCAGGCCAGCAATAATGCCGACAACTTGTAATCCCATACCCATTATACTTCTACCTCAAGCATTATGCCATTAAGACCAATAGGCAATGGCTCGTCTTGTGTAACCGTCACAGTACCATCATTCGACCACCCAAGGAAGTATATCTCTTTACGAGCCGTAATAGCATCCGGTGGATTTGCAAAGTTACTTGTAACACGTCTGATAATAACTTTCGTACCTTTTGCTTTTACATCAAGAGTTTCATTCAGATCAAGAACAGCTCTTACAATACGCCGTTTCTGACCAAAAGATATACCATCCTGCAACTGAAACTCAGGAGGCAAAGTTGTTAATGTCGGTGTGTAGTTGATGCCAATCTCAACTTCATCAACAGCAGCATTAAGGGTTATATTGCCTGTTCCATCAGTTGTGTATGACCCAAGGCTGTAATTACCTGACTTTACATGAACAAGAGTATTGGGCAAATGCGCTATCTGCCAGTTTGTCTTGGCTGTCACATCAGTATCTTTAAATGCGCTGTCTAAATGGTAGCCATTGTCTAGAAGCTCTAATGTTGTAAGAGTGGATCCATCAATTTCTCTTTCAGATATTACATAAACTCTTCTGTTAACATTAACAATGTTCTTGAAAGAACCCTGTGTTTCATACAAAGACCAGCCTTGCAGCTTTTCCTTACGAATACTTGTAAAGATAGCAATATTGCCATCAGTATTTACTGAATAAAGATAGCTCTCTACCTGATCTGATGCTTCACGTTGAGCGCATATATCAATAGGGGTGCCAATAAGATGCTGAGACAATATGGTAATTGAATCAGAATTATATGCTTGGCTTATGTCAGAGAAGATAAACTCTCTGATTGCACCCTTTGTCTTCGTCAAAAATACAATAGCACCGTCAAATTCAACAGGATTAACCTCACCGCTGCCAAACGATGTCTGCTTCTTTACAGATATTGTAGATGGCGTTAGTGGGCGACTCTCAACAGTAGGACAGTACAATTCTTGCTCTGACGTAAACACAGCCAAATGCCGGAATGATTCCATAGACTTGATTTCAGAAACTTGGTTCTCAGCAATCTGAATCTGAATAGACTCATCATCAAAACCTGAACCAACATCAAAGTTAAAATACTCACCAACTTTTGAAAAGAACATATGGTTTGGTAAGTCTCTTGACCCACCAAAGATAAGCCTTTGATCATGGAATGTTACTGATCGAGCATAACCATGACGTGTAGAAAACACTTGTTCTTTCCAAGTATCTCTTGCATTTGTGTTAGCTACAGATTCGCTAAATGCACCTGTTACAACAGTTCCAGACACATAAGCTGTTATTTCAATATAAACAACCTTATCAGCAGAGTCGATGAACTCTATATGCTCCCCAACCCAAGAACTGCTAAATATGGAAGAAGAAGCAGTAAAGTTCTGAGAGCCTGTATTGCTGTTTTGCGGTGTAATTGTAACCGCTGGATCAACAAATCTATAAAATGGTTCGTAATGTGCAAGGCCGTCATGGTCAAAATCATAATCTGCTAATGTAAATGTTGATGCTGATGTTCTTGTAAGCTTCTGCATAGCAAAGTCAGGATGAACAATAATCATTGTATCACCAGACTGCGCTACTTTAATTTCACCAATCTGAGATGTAGCCCAAGGACAGGATGTTAGTGTCTGCGTTATCGAGGAGAGGCCAAGAGTATCAACAATATCCAACTGCCCATTACTAAATAGAAGGATGTATGATTCATCCTCATCATAAATATATGACTCCATTTGATAAGTAATGTTGGAAAGCGTTTGAAGATATCTACAGCCTGGTCTACGAGTGATACCACCTTGCGCCCGCAAACGGAAATTACGGAGCGTTTTAGCACCGTTTTTATAGGCATCCGAGTCCAGTCTGGACGACAACAGAGGTGTCAATTCCCCTGATGTAAAGTTTGTGTAGAACTGCCGTAGAAGTGCCATTCATTATAGACCTTCAATGTTTTGATAAATACCATTTCCAAGACGCACACGATGAAAGCGACTAGGACGTAATCCTTGAGTTGTTACCTGTTGGCTATCACGAGACTTTGCTCTACGAAACTGAGCTTCAGCAAGATCAACATATGATTTGGCTACATCAGATTTACGAGTAACTGAAAGAGCAAATACAGAAGCCAATCTAAAGATTACCCACATTGTAAATGCAGGAGGCCAATACTGAGTCTCTGGACGATAGATATAGTTTAAAACAACATCCTCGCTTACTTCAGCATTAATATAGATATAACGCTCATAGATGTCGTACTGCTGGGGTTGATCGTCAATGGTAACAGTTTGTACCTGAACAACCGCAGGGCTTGTAGGAAGCGCATATGCAGCGTCCCAGCGATCTACCGGAACGGCTGTAAGCCTACTAAGTGTCTTCTGACCAGTAGCAAAGTTCCAGTTATGCTGCGCCAAGCAATCTTCTACTACATCTTCAAAAATAGTATTTGCAACCAACGCTTCGTCAGTTTGATCTGTAAACGAAGCCAATGGCTCCAGACCAACCAGAACCATTGCTTTCTGCGCTACTTCAATATCAGTAGATGGGGTTGTTGGCATTACTTACCGTAACCTTTTCCCATTGTCTTGGTTGATTTCTTTGGATTAAGACACTTGCCAGCAGCCCGACATTTGCCGGGGGTTGGGCAAGTTGAACAAGTTTTAAATGCCATTATTTTACGCCCTTACCTAATTTAGCATTGGGGCCAATCTTACGAACATAGCCCTTACGAATCTCCTCTTTAGGAGGAATAGAAGGGGCAGCTTTCGCCGCCGCCTTCATTGTTGGTTTCTTAGCCATTAACGACTATCTGTTGTCATGCTAACGATGTCGCCGGTATCGACTACACCGCCAGAGTTAGACACAACAGTTGCAATGCCGAAGCCATCTGAAGCATTGATGAAGATCACATCGCCTACGTTCATCTCGCTTGATACGCCGTTAAAGTAAGCAGCTGTATCAATTGTGTTTAGAGCGTCTGCGGTTGACTTGTAATGCCAAATATGGAAGCCATTGCCTGAGTAGTTGACCAAAGAAAGGTCTGCTTTAACTAATGCCATTGTAAACCTCCCTTATTTCTTCAGTGAAAGTTCGTAACAAGCGTTCGCATCAATCAGTGTTGCGTTCATTTGCATCTTGTTCAATACAAAATACGCATCTTTATCGTTGTGATACTGCATGTTAGATGAAACGTCTGCACCGATTGCATGACCAACTGCTGACTGATGCCAAGCAAAGCACTTGCGGTTTGAGCCATCATCGTCCAATCCTGAGAATGGGAACCATGTAAAGCCAAGCCACTGTTTTGCTGTTACTGAGTTGGCAAAAGGCAAGTTTTCCTGACCGATGTACTCTGCACGAGAGAACTCATCAATGTCCATCAACTGTGACCAGTTTTCCCAACCAATAACGCAATAACGCTGACCATCATCAGGAACATCGTTGTTGCCAAAAGCTTCCATCAAGCTGAAAGCCCAAGTCAGTGTGATGCCGTTAGTAGTCTCGTTAAGTGCATTTGTAGTTGCATCCATTGCGTCGAGGATCAGTTCGTCAGTCTTGCGACCAAGTGCATAAGCACCTGACTGCTGTGCAACGAGCATCTCATCGTGGTTGATACGCAATTGATCCAGATCGTCAATCCACTCACCAGCGAAGTAATCTTCAAGGGTGACTGAGACGTTGGTGTGATCAAGGTTCATCGGGGCAACATTGCCGTGACGAGCCTTGGTAGTAGCAAAACCTTTACCGATTTTCTGGAAAGTGGTCTTATTCTTTACGCCGTTGGCTGTACGAATAGTACCACGAAGTTTTGAACCCATACGCTGATACGCCATGTGGACGCCGGATTCAAACTCCTCGATAAAGGAAGTGTCAATAGATGGGGTTGCCATACTATTAGCTCCTTATCCTAAAGTTAAAGTTACATTGTCCATCCGGTTATTCCTTCATATTGGCTTTGTTCGGTTGTCCAGTTAGGGGAGCTACCCCATTTAGGGCCGAGACCAACACTACGGGCCTTCAGTACGGTAAAACTGACAGAAAGTGATGTGTTTGTTAATTCACATTTATTTCTGCCGAGAATATTGGTTAAATCCAGCCCGAACCTTTGCAATAAAGGCTGGGTCTTTTTCCTTCCAATAACGCTCGTCTTGCTGCATTGAACGTAAATCATCAATGCTAAGACGCTCTTGAAACTCCGATGGCGAGACCATGTTAAACTGTGGCTGACCATTGAGTTCCATGAGTTCTTCAAATAATTGAACCGTGTTAGCTGACGCTGGCATATTAGCAAAAGCAGAATATGCTTCTTCGCTAAGTGACTTGCTTGCCCATGAATCTACACGCTCTAAACGCTGCTCTGCATATTCACCCAGAGCCTGTGACTCTACATTCCAATCAGGGCCACGCTGAGTATCCATAGCGGCATATTCGTTAATTACTTCGTTAAATTCTTGCTGAGATAGACCGTAGTTGTGTGCTTTGCTACGAAACCAATCCAACATAGGATCATCATTAGCAATCGTGTATTCCAGACCTTCTGGCGGTGCAAATTCAATTTCATAATCGCCTGGGCTAATTGGTGCTGCGCTTACAGCTTCATCGTTAAGCTCTGAAACAATCTGCTCTCTTAGCTCATCCTTGCGCTGATAAAACTTACGCTCAAGCTCTTTATAGCTATTCGCAAGTTCTTCTGGTCTTTCAAACTTCTCAGGAAGCCAATCAAATCTTTCTGATGCTCCTTGAGGTTGCTCCTGCATTTCCGATGCCTGAACCTCGACTGATGCTTCGGTCTCAACGCTTTCTGTTGCTGCTTCGTTCATTAACAATCCCACTTCCTTAGTGCTTTGTTGATACGGCTGTTAGGGTCATTAGCCGTTTTTTTACTTGTAAGCTTCTTTTTCATACCCATCATCCGCTTACAAAAAGATTTACGTCTTGCTGCTGCCTTTGGAGACTTCTTGGCTTCTTTGGCAGATACAGGACGTTTGATGTTCTTTCCTTGTCTACGCAAAGATCTACGACCAGCTTCATTCAAACCGCCAGATTCACTTTGACCTTCTTTACGTTGCCATGCTGCTGTCTTTGCCATTATGTCCTCGCATAAGTTGGTTTCTTACCACCGCTGGATGGATTTGTTGCACGTTTACGTTTTGTTGCCGCTTGCTTCTGACCTTTGCTCATGCTGCTGGCTTTTGATTGAGGTACACATTTAGGATAGCTTCTTTTATCACCCATCTTGCGACCGCATGGTGGATGTTTGCCATCTTTGGTAGTGGATATATCAACCCACTTTTCATTGAACCACTTTGTTAGGCTCATGTGTATTTACCACCCATCTTTTTATATTGCTGAACAAGCTGACCAGATGCGTATGCGCTAGGCCATTTCTTGACTCTCGCTTTCACAATAGCTCTTGCTCTTGCATATAATTTTGGATTGGTAGGTTTACCAGACATACTATTTATCCATATTAAACTTATAATTTTTATAAGTCCCATGCCTTGTCGCATCCGCAGTCGGAGTAGACTCACCGAATATAGAAATAGCAGTTAATACTGGACCTTTGCCCATAGTCTTAAACAACTTCTGAGCTATATTTAGTTTAGGCTTTTTAGATTCTATTGACGCCATCAAAGCTTTTTCAATGCTCTTTTTTTGTTGAGGAGAAAGTTCTTTTTTAGGTTTAAGAGTTCTAGGATCAGGATTCTTTTTAGCCGCATTGGCTATTTTTCTCATCTGCTCAGATGTAAGGCCTTTGTGTTTACGCTCAGTCATTTTGCTTTCTTCCTAATTCTGTACGCTTTTTAATAACAGCCACTATCCAGCGACTGCCTTCTGCATGAGCTAGAGTTTCGATTCCCACCCCAGCACCGTAGATGTTATTTGTCGACAAGCTTTCCAAATATTGTAAGAAATCCCTTCCAACCCCTGAGCCAAAAAGAGCATAGGCTTTAGAATTAAGATCTTGGTCAACTTCCTTAGTGTATCCTCTACCATCTGGCGAAACATTTATTTTCTCCTTCACTGCATACCCCCGCCTTGCTGTGCAGCCATCAATTGCTGCATTAACTCGGCGTTTTGCTGGACTTGTTGTGCATCCGCAAGTAGCTCTTCTTGAATACCGAACTTCTGCGCTAGATAACGAATAACCTGTTCTTGATTGTAAAGTGCTGGTGTAATCTCAGGGCCAAACGTACCAGCAACTGTCTGCTGAAAACGAACAAAGTCAGCAACATCTTGCTGATCTTGCGCTCTTAGCAATGGAGATACTGGAACAATTCTGAGTTCACGACCATCAACTTTAGGTATGTCTAATAAACCTTGGTCTGTATAAATCTTGATAATACGCTCAACTAGAGGCTGCAAAAACTCTTTCTGCATACGACCAGCTACAGCACCCATATCTCTAGCTACATCGGCAAGTCTCTCAGATACCTCAGTAGCAGATAGAGGAGTTCTAGCATTTGGTCTTGTGTCGAGTTCATCTATAAATAATGCCTTACGAACATTACGGCGCATATCATCAAGCACAAGTTGAGCAACATCAAAACGGCCCGGACTTTGCAGCGTTTCGATTGTCGAGCCTGGGCTTCTCGGGATAAAGGTTCCCGGCTGAATTGTAATGTTGTCTGGATTAAAAACGCCATCATCATCATAAACGTAAGATCCGGCTATCGCCATCTCTGCGTTTTCCAAAATAAGTTGAACTGTAAGATTCAAAGTCTTAATAGCTGGCATGGCTTGCAACACAGGGCCACGACCCCATACCTCAAAACCAGACTTAGACCAGCGTGTTGTGATCCAAGGAACGCTACCACGACCTACTAGCTTCTGCTTCTTTAAGATATGATTGTCGGTTTCAGAGATCAAGTAATATGTGTACTCATCTCTAAACTTATCTTTCTCATCATATATTGTGGCTTCAATAACCTTAGTTTTACGCTGCGGATCACGCTTTTGAACCATAGCCATCTTTTCACTGAACTTAGCATCAGGATAACGATGCTTAATCTCAGTAATATCCATCTCATTGTTCCAACGGAACCAACCAGCAACGGAGTCAAGATTTCCGGGCAAAAGTGCTACATTTGTTGGCGGTACTGACGTAAAATGCAGATCACCAATAAAGCGTCCTTCTTCAACAAGAAGGTTCATTGTACCAAGACCTAGATCCTGAAAACCTTCATGCACCTCTGAGTTAAAGTTAGAGTTACGAAGACCCTCATGTAGAAGCTCTGTGATGCGATCAAGCTCTGCAAGCATAGCCTTGTTGATAGCTTCCTTTGGAAACTCAGGGCCTGGAATTAGCTTAAAAGCTCTACCGTTAGGCGGAAAGAAGCCAAGCTGCAATCTGGATGCAAACTTAGGCAAACCTACAACGGCTGTTTCATCATAGATATTCTCTGTACGTCTTGCAGCTGCACTTTCCTGAAAGAAGCTTTCACGATGGGGAAGAACGTAATCATAAATCTCTTCCCAGATATCAGACCAAGATGACCAGCGACCACGAGCCTTCTTGTAACGATTCATTACATTTTCTAGTTCCTTCTTATCATCAGCAACTCCCGCTGGTGTAGGAAGGTTGTCATCTTGTCTACTAGCCATTTTACATCCTTATAGAACCAGAGGGTTTACCCATGCGACGGTATCCCACAAAACCTTGAACGTCCTCTTCTTGCAGCGAGCGTTGACCAGCAAGATTGCTTCTGCGTACACGATCACGCTCTTCCTTGCGGGCTTTCTCTTCTGCACGTTCCTTTTCCAAACGAGCTTTCTCTTCCGCCTTCTGAGCTTCAAGCTCTGGATCAGGCGGTGGTGTGGAGCTACCGAATCCCATTTTCTTCTCCTTCTTCTGGTTTTAAGAAGATGTCTTTTCCACCAGATTTACGCAATTCACAATAGAGTTGATAAGGCGTTAATATCCAAGGTTTATTTATTCCGCAAACATGCTTTATAAAACTCACGCAATAAAGCCAACGAGGTAGATATATAGGGTTCTTTTTGCCTTCCACTTCAAGGCATACGCAATTAAACATAAGGTCAGTAACCAACCAGTCGGCTTCTTGGTCTCTAAGCCACTCAAAATTGAATCTTTGGGTTGCATATTCAAATTTAAACCATGTATCCAGCTCTGGATCGAAACAAACGGCAAAAACATGACCAAAACCTTGCCTATGTTTGGTAAATATGCGCCATAAACCGACATTTTGGGCCTCTTTAAAGCAAATTATCCATTTCATAATGCTCTGGCATGTCCTTTTTGTCCCCTAGATAGTCTTGATCTATTCTTCATACGCTCAAATGGGTTGCTTACCCTCTCAACAGTGGTGGGGGAGGGTGCTGAACGACCACCGAGAATCACTCTTCGACCCTCACCGCCCCCTAACATTGCATACTGCAACGCATCGTGTATATGGGAGAACCTGTTTTTGTTAGGTTTCTCGTCATAAGACTCTCTGCCCATATGATACATACGCTTATACTGATATCCACCTTCAAAACCAGAAATCAATGTCGTACATGTTGGGCTTACAACAAAAGACGGATAACCATCTGTCATACGATTTAACACAGATTCAACAGATTCAATTCTAACCTGAGTATCATTGGTAGGTGCTGGGTATGCTGTAATACCGGCTGCTCTCAATATCATAAATGGCGTATTTTCTGATGTCTGCGCCATCTGATTACCAGCGGGATCACCAACAAACTTGAACTCTAGTCCTTCCCAGTTGTTTTTGGCGATTTCTCGCTTGAGTACATCTGCGAATCTTCCAGCTCCCATATCCTGTCCGATGACTTCGTGGAAAATAGACCAACGCCCAAAGGTTGTCTGCTGGGCGAATACTGCCGATGGCGTCCTGCCAAAGTCAATGCCGACGATAACTTCCTTACCCTGTATGGGTTCGATGGGTGACTTCGCAACGTGAGTCTCCTTTCTGAAGGTTGGATAAACAGGTTTGCCATCAAGCAACGCCTGATACTTATTCAACACATAAACATTCACCCACATGGAACTCTTACCAAGAATAATCTTGTCGTAATAGTCTGGCTGAATGTTATCTAGATTCTCTGCTTTAAGATTCTTAACGTAACCAATAAGATTACCTTCTTTATCTTTCTGCTCGATCATAGCCCCTGGCTGCGAGTAGAAAGTCCAATCATCTGGCTTAACAAGAAGCATCTTTTCTTCATTAGACATATACTCTGGCGGTGCAGCTTCACCAGACATAATTGCCCACCAATGGGTTTCATCAGGTGAGTTGGTGTCCATAATAACACCATACCAAGAAGGGCCGCCATCCCGCATAGATGGAAAGCGACCAACACGCATAGTACAAGCATCAACAATCGACTTTGGTATTTCTCTGGCTTCGTTGATCCAAACTGCGGTCAACTCCAAAGACAACAGCTTCTTAACATCTTCCTGTTTGTCCAAAGCCAAAAAGATGACTTCGCACTCAACAACGGTTTTGTCCCCCAGAGCGAAATTGATATTGTGAGTGTAGGGAGGAGACCACACAAACCTACCAATCTCGTCTGAGAACCAATCACGCCATGTCTTAATAGTCGTAGTTTTTAGCTGTGGATTCGTATTCCTGATAACAGCAAACCTAGTACGCCGGACACCATTAGCATTTGGCTTTTGATTTACCGCTATACGCATCAACTCCATGCAAGAGGCAACAGACTTACCAGATCCAACTGGCCCTCTGATGCCCCTTACAAAAGAGCGATCTTTCATAAACGCCTTGGCGACTGACCCTGGCGGTTTATAGTTTAAGTTCATTAGATGAACTGTCTCCGAGATGCACCACCAGCTGCGCCTTGCAAAGCTGTGCGTCTAGCAGCGGTACTTAGTTGAGTTGTGGAGCCGGTTACATTAGTAGCGGTAGACGCTGTTTGTGTAGTTCCAGTAGAACCGCCATCGCCACCACCAGCAAGACGCTCAGATGCCTGAACATCAGTAGCACTCATTACATAACCAATTCCACGCTGGGCTTTCTTTCCAGTACCAATTGGATTGTAACTAGAACCCCCAGTATAAACATCCCCCCTGCCAAACGGAGTATCCTTGGTCTCAACAACACCTTGGATACGACCAATGCTGTCATAAACAGGAGTACCGCCAGCCTGAATACCACTTCTAATTTGACCAGCAGTATACTTACCAAGCTTATTTAATCCTGTTGCCGCCATTCCAATAACAGAAGGAAGGTTCTGTACACGCTCAGATATCTGGCCTTTATTTACACGATCATCAAGATCACGAAATGCACCAGTCGTTGATGTTGTAAATTGATCTACTGATTTATCCATTGCTTCATTGGCAACATCAGATGGAGACATAGCTCCGTAATTATCAGAGTTTCTCGCTGATGCAGAAGAACCAGTAGCCATGCTACCTTTCGCAACACCGGCAGATTGACGACCACCCTTTTCTTGAGCAACCGCTCTTTGGTTCTGCTCTTTCTTCGTTAATCCTACTTGTCCACGAGTTGAAGAACCACTTGGGCCTCCGCCTCCTCCGCTTTCGTCACCCATCTGATCCTCCTATTGGCTTATTGGGGTAAAAAAATATTTTTAACAGATTAGTCTATTTAAGTCTATCGTGTGGATGATTCACCTTCTTATGGGTCATCGCCAGTTTTTCAAGGCCGTTCTCTGTGTACGCATAAGTCTCAATGGGGCCCCATACTAATCTACGTTAAAGTTAATCTGCACCGCTGTACTCGGCCCTCTCGGTGCGTCATTCCTAAATCCAGCACGATCCATCAGATCCCTAGCAGCTTCAAGCCTAACGTGTTGTGAGTTACTTCCTAGCAGTTCTCTCATCGTTGCCATCGCTTGTGTGGCGTCCCAACCCAAAGTAATCGTAGCCAACTGCTGTCTGTATTCGATAACATGTTGTTTGTTCAGGGAATTATATGCCCATGCCTTGTTCCTACCCAGAGCTTCAGCAGCTTCTTTCGGGTTGCAACCGTTATGCAAGATCATATGCACCAGATCAGCCTGTGCATCAGTGACCTTATCATGCTGTGTTCTGAGTGTTGGTGAGTGTTTGTCTATGTCTTCCATTGGGACAACACCGCCCTTGTATTTCTCTTGTTGTTGGCTATTGGCTTTTGTCATATCCGTGTCCCATAACTCTTCGGAAGGAGATTATACACACATGCGTTCAAACCCTGTCAATACACTATTTGTATGTCATTGATATCATTGCTTATGCTACGCCAAACTCTCAGGCTAACGTCAAACCGGATGGGGTTCGGCTTCGCGGCAAACCCCACGTCCAGCATGACCGGAGTTTTAACTTATTGCATCTCATTCTAACGACGAACCGCCTTGGTCGGCGGTCGCCAGACAAGCTGGCAAGTCATCACGCCGTGGGTTGAGAACACACACACACGAGTTTGTACCGTATCACAATGTAAAATTGTGGCATTTAGTCTCGATTCGTAAAGCCCTCAATATTCTTTGGCTCTTTCATTTCTATACATATGGTGTCGCCGTACAGTGGTGCGGCTCGTTGTTCTTTATCATCGAGTTCTATATCGGCCAAAGAATATTGACCTTCGGCAAGGGGCTTGACGAACTGCGAGCCATAAAATGCGGAGCCATTGTTGCGTACAATCTCGTATGCGTGTTTGCATAACTTTCAACAGGAGAACATCATGCAACAGTTAGACCTATTCACTACAGTAACCGCCAAGTCAGTAGATGATGTCAACATCACCATCTCGCCAGCACAGTATGAGATCATGCAGTGCATCGCATCCGGCGACTTGATACGAGCTACTGAGCTTATCGAGTTACAGAACGATACTGATGACGACATTTGGTTTTAAGCCAAATATGAGTGGGGTAGGCATAGGGTCTACCCCATAACCTAGACGTGAGGAGAATCACATGACTAATACAGAACTTACCACAGAGAATCTTGACCGCGTAGCTCGTGCATTACAGGCAGACGCTAAACCATCACCTGACAAGCAAGCACTCTGGGATGCAGAGTTCAAGCGTAGGATGCACGCTCTGATCGACATGTTTGAGGATGGCCCCGAGGTTATCCTACAGTGCAAGTTGGCAGACCAGTTCACTCGCACCTTCGAGAAGATCACACACAATGTCACAGCTGCTGGCACACAGGCCAGACGTGAGCTTCGGGACATGAAGCGTGACGATGTTGGTATCGAGATCACTGGTAACAAGGTCGAGGATATGGAGAACAAGATCGAGCTGCTTCGTCAGCAATGGTGGATTGCCAACCATGCCTACAAGATCATGCGGCATCAGGTACGCACAGAGGTCATCGGCAAGACCGGTATGAACTGGGGACAGTACATACCCGCTGATGAGATGTCTCGTGTCAAGCGTGTCAACTTCCGCAAGGGTCAACTCACTATGGAGCAGTATCAAGCCAACAAGCAGGACTTCTGGTCATACGCCAGAGATGCTGGGCTGGTAGAGATGCCCAGAGATGACAGCTTTGCTTCCAATATCTAACACTGCACGAGTGGTGGGGCTGCGGCCCTGCCACTCATTTTTTTGCGTCCGGCAACCGCCGTTGAAACGCCTCAGACTGGAGAAGCCAAATGAAAGTTTTATACAAAGCTCAAGTCCATTCAGAAAAAGGGTGGCAAGATTTATCGTCACAATGGTTCACAGATTTTCACACTGCAAAGAGTCTTGTGAAATCCCTAGCAAAGCCAAGATTGAATCATAAAAGGGTCATAAAAAAGATAATGACTACCCCCCACTCTTATCAAATTTCACTTGCTTACACAGATTAACCAACGGAGGTTTCAGCCATGGTATTTTATGTAATCGCTGGTATATTTTCTGCCCTAGCAATACTGTTTTTATTAGCCAAATTCGACTTCAAAAAAGTTCTTTGGCTTGACATCCCAATTGACATCGCCTCTACTATCTTGCTCGTTGCTATGTTTGCTGGCACATTTGCTGGCATGATGGCAGCTGTCATTGGCGGTTGTGTCATCTCGCTAACCTTGCTAACAGCTAAAAAGCTTATAGGTTACAAAAAGCCAAAGTGGTTTAAATATAAGTATCAGTGGGTAGAGATGCCTGCTCGATAGTAAGAATTGACACTGTTGCCCAGCTAGCAGGGACGCAATGCAGTGACAGAGGCTAGACGTGATGCCTCATCTTTCAATCATCCTCTAACGCAAAGGAGAAATAGGATGAACTTCGCACAAATCACAGTTTCCGGTAATGTAGGTTCAGCCCCAGAGATTCGGGATGTTAACGGCACCAAAGTCGCTAACTTCTCAGTCGCTGTCAACGAGTCCTACACCAACAAGTCAGGCGAGAAAGTGGAGACTACCCACTGGTATCGTGTCGAGGCTTGGGACGGCAGCAATGGCAAGGGTCTTGTATCCAACGTCATTGAGAAATATGTCGGCCAGGGTACAACTGTATTCGTACAAGGTATGCCTCTGATTGAGGAGTACGAAAAGGATGGGCAGAAGCAACGCTCATTCAAAATCAAGCTAGCTGGTGCGGGATCAACATTCCGCATGGGCGGCAAGTCAGGTGGTGACGCTGCGCCTCAGGCACAAGCTCAAGCACCTGATGAAGACATTCCGTTCTAATCTGCCTTAGACGGAAGAGGAGAGAGCGTGTTACCTCCGTTCTCTCCTCACCTTCCCCACCACTGTCAGGAGGTAGTGATGACAATCACGCTTAAAATTGATGACGAAGTAATGCGCCTCATAGACCTTATGAGCGCACAAGAAGCCAATGCCTTTGATGGCGACCCCAATGACACCT